GCGTATAATACTAATCCAAGCACAAAACATCCAAGAATCACACCACAAATAATTGCGACAACAGTTAAAATATCTCGTGGAGAAATTGTCTGGTCAGGGTTATCCCCTTGTTCAGCTTCATTGACGACATCTTCTAGTCGCTCTCCAGTTTCAGGATCAATAATCAACTTTCCATTCTTGATATCCGTCTGACGATTAATCTTGATGCATTTCATATTTTCCAGTTGACGCTGTTTTTCCGTTGTTGGATTCATAAACTCAGAAATATAGCGAAATGCATTCTGTGTTTCAGGAGGCGCTGATTGAAGTGCTAAACTTCCAGCATACGGCTGTAAGATGCCCCCCTTAACATCATAACGGCGATTTCCCTTACCTTGTTCCGTGAGAGTATAGGATGTTAGAACCTTGTAATCACTCACTTGAGGAATTCCAGCTTCCCCTAGAATTCCTAGACCCGTCTTAGGAAGATCACCTTGTGCCACTCCTAGTCCATACACCCAATATGCAACTGAAATGTTCAAGGTATATGCCTTGTCTGTTTCAATACAGGTTGTATACCGAACAATATCAGCTTGTTGACCAAGTGCATCTTTTCCTTGTGGAAAGAGTCCTGAAAGAGCTACAGAGTCTTTATTGATGAGTTGAGCAAACAGTTTTCCAGCAGTTGTTGAAATCGGTGTAAAAAAGACAGGAACAATTAGAACACCGAGACTATTTTGTTGATTGCTCTGGACACTTGGAACACCCCAAACCTGCAACTCAGCCTTGATGGTATCATTTGATCGAAACGATAATCCGTCTTGTTTTGGCTTGGTTAGTCGTATGGCACGGACGTTGTATTGTGTTCCACCGAGAAAAAAGGTGTGATTTCCTTGTATGGAAAATGTTCCGTTTGTATTCGTCAATGGGACTTTTGTTGGAGCAAATTGAAGTTGCACATCATTTTGCGTAAGAAATCTGGATTTATTGGGATCACTGACCCATTCCGTTACTTGAATTGGAAATCCTTGTAATCCTGGCAAACAGGTTGATGCCATCCTATTTGCCACGATAGAAACGAAACTCCAGCCACTTTACACAAGACCAGGAATATAGGTTGGTCCATCAAACTTGTAGATTTCTACGTTTCCTTCTTTGCCATTTCCAGCAATCTTGACCTGTTCACCACCATAGAGTTCTTCACATCCAATACTGTCCATACAGTCCCGCTTTTGGTAACGGACAGGGAGCTGAACAGGATTATAGGTATCCGTGCGTGTATAGTAATTGTATCTATCAGTGCGATAGGCTGTCTGACGACCATACAAGGGAAGAATTTGATCCCCTGATTTGATAATTCCCATCTGTTGATAGGCTTGAGGAAGCCCTCTTGTCGGTACATTGATAGGAACAGCACCGGGTGGAATCATAGCTCCTCGCAAGTCAGGAATAGTTTGCCAGTATTGAAGAGGCTCAGGAGCACGTGTATACCTGTCATCTCCACCTCCACCATTGACAACTATAGGTTGACTCGGTGCTTGTTGTTGGCCAGAAGAAACAACAAAAAACTTTGGACCATTGGTCACATAATACGCAAGTGCTGCGAGAGCAAGAGCAAAGAGAATATATCCAAGTGAGGGTGTGAGACACCACACACCTGGAGGACAAACTGGCGCATGTTTTACCATTATTTTCCTACTTGGCACTGCCAAACATATCTTGGAAGGTATTCATCAACTCCTTTCCATCCTGAAGCATGGGCTTCATTGTGTTCAGCATACCAATCAAACTCTTTTGTGTCTCCATCAGTTTGCGTGTATCATCCGTCATCGCCTTGACTTGGTCAGGCTTCAACGAGTTCAACGCATTCATCAAAGTGGTTCCAACATCAATGTGCGAACCACCAACCGAGTCAGCAGGAATGGAACCCAGCTTGAACATTCCATCTGTTGCCTTATCCGTAAAGCCAGAGGTCTGTGGAGGAGGGACAGCAGCCACAGAGGGGTTAGGCAAATCCTTTACTAGATTCGCTGTTGCAGCAGGAGCATTGGCATCAGCTGGCTTAGACTCAGCTGTCGGTGGCGTATCCTTCTTTTTCTCTGATCCAGCAGCACCTGTATCAGAAGGAGGAGTGGCAGCATCTCCTGAATCAGCAAAGCCCTCAACATACGTTGAGCTCAGGACGCCAGAGGGCTCAAACACATCCTTGCGCTTGATCTCCTCAATCTTCTTCACGATCGCAGGACCTGTTGAGCCAGTTCCAACAGGAACTTGGAATCCCTCCTTCTTGCGATCTAAGAGAAGCTTCCATGCAACTCCAGCCAATATTGTTGCAGCAACCACAACCTCTACCGGTTGCGCAGTGCTCAGCACAAGTAGACCAACTGCAAAGCTAAAGAGTAGACCTGTCATTCCAATTCCAAATAGTCCATAGAGTGAATATAGCGCCAAAAAGGCATAGCTTACTCCTTCACGAAGACCAACCTTCATCTCTCTAGTGTGGCATAGGGAATTTCATTCATTCTTATGCGGACAAGAGTGGAGCCAAAATGCGTTGGCTGACCCAAAAGAGGCCACCTGCTGCTCCAGCACGAACTAGATTTCCCATTGTGGTAAATCCACCACCGGGTGCCAAGAGGGTCGGCGCATAATGACTAAAGAGTACATTGACTGCGGGAAGGGTAATGAGGAAAAAGAGTATCGCAACAAAGACCGGTTGCTTTAGTTCATCAATCCATTGTCCCTGCCAGTTTTTCTGGGGTTGAGGGATGGCTTGGGGTGGAGGACCTTGCATAATCGGCTGTTGCATCTGAGGGATCATCGCATTAAAAGGCAAGGGGCCTTGCGCAGCCATCATCATCCGTTGAAAGTCGGCTGGCGTCGGGCTGTCTCCACCAATCATATGTGCGGTTGCAACAGCAGGATCTGAGCCATTCGGGTAGACCTGCGGAGGAGGGGGCGCACGTTGCATCGGCATACGATTCCCCATAGGGGGCGGAGGAGCCTGACTGACTACAGGATTACCTCCACCTCCTGAATTATTCAGGTCCGAAAGAATACTGTCGACTAGGTCACCGTCCGTCGGTCTAGCACCGTCCAAATCTGAAAGTAATGTTCCAGCTTCAGACATTTGTAATTGCTAGACTTAGGGCCGAAAGAATGTTTTGTCGCTTTACGCGTAGCTTGATGACATCTGCCGTTCAGCGCTTTATTTCATAAAGCACTCAGTGGCTAGACGGAGTCTGCCATTCGATGATGACTGAAGAGCATCACTTCGTGGCAGATGTCATCTGCCACTCAAACGGCTCAACAACTCCCGTTGTAGGACATTTGACATCCTTTGGTACAAACTTATAACATACATCGCCAATCTTATAGGCGTGGCTTGTAATGTCCTTTACAGGAGGTGCTTTGTAATTAAAACACGACTCGCCCTTACAAATAGGGCGAGCGAGAAGAACTAGAAACACTCCCATTAATACACTGAAGACAACATCAAACCGCTTATCCTTTAGAATGTCTACCAACATTCTCTCCTAGTCTTCCTGTAGAAAAGGGCGCTCCACAATAGGAAGGAATGTGGCACCATTTCAAACTTCTACCATTTTTAGCTGGTCTTGTTGCTGGATATGTCATCTTTTTTGTCTTCAAGCCCGAAACGGCAATTGACCGCACTGTTCGTTGGCCGAATCCTGAAAATGCGGGCAAAACAACCTATCGGGACCGCAATGGACTCTGCTACAAGTTTGATGCCCAGATTGTAGACTGCGGAAAAGTAAAGGAATCATTGGTTGCCTATAGTTTTGAGTAACTCACATCCCCGCTGCTTTTCTAGCACGATTTGCAGCAATAATAGCTCCAATCTGTGCAGATTTCTTTGCTGCTACAGATGGGACATCTTCTTCTGGAAGTTCTTGCTCAACTGGAGCTTCGGCAGCTTCTCCCGCCCTCTTTTCCTCCATAAGCATTTGCCACGCAAAGGTTGTATAGCACCCTTGAACCACTGGCTCAACAAGTTTAGCTGTATCGTACACATTAAAATTCAAGTCACGCCCCATAAGACCATCTGGAGTCTCAATAAACTGAGGACCTGTTGCCCGTTGACTAATAACACAGTCAGCATCGTGAACCTTTTGATTGGCAATAACAACGTCAGCTGCTGTTGCCTTTCCAAGAAGATACTCAGACAAGACAGCATTTAATTCACGACGAGCAACATTGAATACATCTTCAGCCGTAGCAATTTCTGCTCTACGTGCCTTATACCGTTCCTCAATGAGTTCAGGAGGTGCTGCGACATAGGGTTGAATAGAAATGACTTGACCATCAGGAGTAGTCAGATCTCCATCAGGAGTGACACCATACTCCTTAGGAGTAGAGCGCTTTCTTGCAGCCCAGTCTTTCGCCGTTCTTACTCCACTTTCACGAACTGGAGCAGACTTCTTAACCAATTTGAGCTTTTTGCTTGACACTACTTCAGCCATTACTCTCTCTGTATTGAGAAGAGAATGCCAGGTTCCACTTCAACGATGATGATGAGTGTTGGTGTAGGATTTGCCCTTCTTACGCTAACCATCCTCTTTGGATATATGTCAAACACCTATGGATTTAGTGGAAATCTGCTCAAATGGGTTATGCTTCCGGTTGTTGGATATGGAATTACATTCGGGTTCAATGCGGGAGTTCAAGCAGCATCCTGTAAGTCAATTAACCCTAAACAGCTCGCATTAGGAAGTTTAGTTGTTCCTGGTGCAATCCTGTTCTTTTTACTCTTGACCCTGATGAGTTCTGTTCGTTACCCTGTTGAACAAGCTGTACCATTGAGTTCTAAAGGTAAATGGGCGGGTATATTTGCTGTTGCGTTTTATATGTTCTGGGCTGGAATGTTCGGAGAGGCCTTTGCTGGAGGACTCGCACAAAGCTGTGGCGCTTAAGCCTCAGGAAGCCCCTTGCCTAAATAAATATACTTGGGGATTCCACCTGCCTCTTCAGTTGCCTTTGTATTCAAGATATAATATCCATCGGCTAGATCAACAGAGGGAGCACGAGGTCTAGAACGACGCTTTGGGATAATTTGGACAACCTCTTCGTCTAGCTCAACCGTTGCGACATTCGGACGTTGTACTGGTGTAGCAGGTACCGATGATAGGGATGGTGCCGAAGGTACCGAAGGTACAGTAACACTAGGTGTAGCACGAATCTTTAGCAGAATAAATACAAACGTTACAATGATATATGACAGCAATGCCCAAAGAACAGCAAAGAGCCAGAAGGGCAATATGGTATGAGTCGCAGGATTACGACCGATACCAAATTCCTTCCATGTGCCGTCACTGTTAAACATGAGTGATGGTTTAACAACCAACACGACTGCGATACCCACCAAGTAAATCAACCCAGCAACAACCAATTGTTGCATATCTAACTTATCCTAGAGTTTCAGAACCAGATTATTCGTCAATGTTATAATCCAAATCATAGCCTTGCCCAACATCCTCACGAGCCTCTCCTCCTTGAGGAAGTGGAAGACCTTCTACACCAACGGCAGCTCCATATGTCTCCATACGCTCTTGGCGCTGTTGTTCCCAATAGTCAGCATCATATTGAAAGGTGAGTTTGCTTCCACCAACTGCCCAACGGCCAAGACCCAACTTCTTTTTAATCACTTCCATTTGACGTTCCTCGTCTGACATTTTGTCCATACTTTGGATAAACCGTTGTTTTTCTTCTTCTTTGGATCTTGCAATCTTATCACGAACAATGGCCGAATCGTAGGCCATCTTTTCAGAATTATATAGGCTCAATAGACTCTGAACAAAATCACGCAAGTCTGCCTTTGTTGTTACAGGGTCATCATTTGGAACCTCCTGATCTTCTTCCACTTCAGGAATAAACGTTTCATCAAGAAGTTGCGATAAAGGTCCAAGTAAAATAACACGCAACAGTTCCTGCAGTAGCATTGTGATTTGTTGTAAGGGCATTCTGTCCGTCAATTGTAGGCGTGAAGCACGAAGTTCCTCAGCAAACGCTAAACTATTGCGTAATTGTTCAGCAGCATAGAATAATTTCAGATTTGCCAACACAGATCCTTCAAAACGTTCCTTATACAGTTTTACGTAGCTGGTATGAACAGCCAACATTGATTCTAGGATTTCCACGTGACGCTCATGAAGTAAGGACCGCTTACCTTTTTTGTATTGATAGGGTAATACAAGACTTTGGAATTGGTTTGTTCCCAAGACTCGCTCAAATGGCACAAGGAAATATGACCGAATAACTTCAATAAGTTCAGCTGGAGGTAACTTGGTCATTTCTGCCAGACGATTTGTGTCTGCATTTCCAAGATCACGTTTGAGTAGTGCGATTCCATCTGTTAGTCCTTGACGAAGAGTCATTGCACTCGCAATTTCAGGGCCAGACGCAGTAGGATCGAGTGTCTTCAAGTTTGTCAGCGTGGACTCTAGTAATACCTTCCAGCTTGGTAAAGGTGCTGGGTCGATTGCCTCTAGCTTTTCGACAAGTTGGGCAGTTGGCATTACATCAGGGCTCTGGTATTGTCTAAATTCTGTGCGCTTATGGGCGGCATCCAAAAGGACTTGGAAGGCTAAGGGATCTGCAATAGGGACGCCTTGTGCCGTAAGAGAAGTGATTAAATCACTGTGGAGTTTTTGTTCATAGAGCTGTTGCTTTTCCGCCTCTTGTTTACGCTTTGCCTTACCCCATGATGGATTATCTTCAAATACATCAGGATAGATGTATTCTGTTGGAATCTGAAGCTCACACCAATCGCACTTGTGATCATACCCAAATTCATGAGCCAACCCAATACGAGGTCCTCTCCAACAGACTTGGAGGTATACTTGATAGGCTTCCTCTACCTTTGGTTCACCAAGAGCCTGTTGAAGTGGGCGTGTAATGTAGAAGGGAAATAAGATAGACTGACGCTTGTACGACTTTTTCAGTGTATAAAATGGAGGCAACTCTGGCATTGCGTGATCTGCCCAGAATCCACCAGGTGCTGATAGTTGTGAAGAACAACACGTTGTTTCAGCATATGGACTTCCTTGAATGACCACAGCAGTTTCTTTGGCAAACTTATTGGCAGCACGAATCCACGTATCAGATTGTTGAATTTCTCCTAAAGCTCCCCTTGCTCCAACCTCTGTTGGCGCCTTTGCTGCGTTTTCAGCAGCTTCAGTTGGTGTCTCCATACGAGGCAAAAATCCAGCAGGAAGTCGCTCTGCTGATTTTCCAGTTCCAGCACCCTCACCATAAACCTTGTTCAAATAATCACGCTTATCTTGTAGTTCCTGCTGGATGGCCGCATCGTGTTCAATGATCCATTTCAACTGCTTAACCAATTGTTTTAGAATCGTTTCCTTCCGTGTCTTTTGCACTTTCCACATTTGAAATCCAGATGCCCAAGGCTCATCCGTTCCACGATGAATGTCAGTCATTGCGCAAGTCATATAGTGAATTCCTACAGATTGTTCCGTTGAGAGAGGATCAGCATCAGCAATCAGAGGGTAGCCACCAAATCCAGGTTTACAGCCCAAAACAATCGCACCTACCAAATAGTCAGGAAACTTGCTTTGGAGTTCCAAGAATACAAGCGCTGCAATGGTACTGATTTCAGTTATAGACTTGTAGGTTGCATAGGGGAAATGTTTCTTATCTGAGGCCGCTGCAGTTTGTTTCTTATAGGCTTCAACTGTAGGAATGAGTTGCTTCAAATATCCCTCTGCGCGATTGACTAGCTTGACATAGGTCGGTTCTGAAAAGCTCACATAGACACGGTCCACAAGCACACGAGCAATTCCATAAATGCGCTGTTTGGCTGGTGTCTCAAAGGTGATTCCAGTTACAGCAGAAATACGAGGACCCAAGATATAGGCTAATAACTCATCTTCAATTGCATCGAGGTCAACCATAACTTCACGACCACTCATTGGGCGACCTTCATCATCATATTCCATACTTGTATCAAACTCCATCTCGGCAATGGGGAGTCCACAGTTACGACAAATGTGGTGGCGACCAAACGTTCCACCAGCATAGCCCAACACAATTTCCTTTTGAATGGCGTCTTTTTCACGAGGATGGAGATATTGCTTAATTTGCAGTGTCTCATGGTGGCAGACCAAATGTTGCTCACACACAATACACTGAATCCAATTCTCCTCACGACCACCGGTAAACTTTTTCAGTAACTTGGCGAGCAACGCAATCCGCTCATTGGCAGTCGGCGCTTTACGACAGAGAGTGAGCGCATTGACGTGCTCACACGGATTGCGAACTGGTGCATGTCCAGCGTCTAACTTGAGATTAATCGCCTTTTGGAGTTCTGCATCACGACGAAGGAGAAAATCACGCTGATAACGCACAAATTCACGCTTAATCGCTCTAGGATCACCACCAATGGCTGCGAGTAAATAGTCCTGAGCATAGACCATCAAAAATCCCATCGCTGCGATATCAATATTCTTATAGCCAGGTGTGCGCTCACGCATGGCATCCAGCAACTCGTTAAGTTTGGGATGCTGTGCTATACTCTGTTGTAAAAAGGTCATGAATTCTGACTCTTGGAGAGGATGTGCCTCAGCAACAATAGGGGCTACATCTGTGCGGAGTTGACGAATCAAGGTCCGAATACTCTCAAGCACCTCCATCACGCGTCCCTGTACAATATCCGCTTGTTCCACATTGAGCTCAGACTCTTGAATGCCCAAATCAGCCTTGACTGTATGTAAGTCTCCTGGACCACGCAAGACAAGCGTCTTAACCAAGAGTTGTAAATAGTCAGTAAATTGGATTTGTACCGCAGTAGCAGTGGATGCATCCAAATAAATAATTTTCTGCGCGTCCAAATCATCAAGACTGACTCCTTCAAACATTTCCAATACAAGATTCATCGTGGACTCACGAGACATACTGCGCTGAATATTTTCCCAGAGGGAACCTGTGCGGATTGCTCCAATGACACCTGTAAGAACAGAACGATAAGGGAAAATCACATACCCCTTCACCGGTGCGCGGTCAGGAAGAATAGAGAGTTCTACTCCGCCTTTTTCTAACGCACGATAGGTTGGTCCGTGACCACGACGATAGGATGACTTGACTGGGCCGACGTAGTTTTCCACAGGGTTTTTCTCCAAGTTAAATCCCCCCTTTTTGGTCTCATCAGGATCTCCTTTGGGGAGACCTTTAATTGTTCCATCACCAGGATGCGCATGACGGAAAAATTCCGTGTCTGTCTCAAAGGCATATCCTTCACGAGTATATTTATCACCCATAGGATAATGGTCAAAATATCCTTGTAGAGCTTGGAACCAGCGAGGAAGACCGATTCCAGGTTGCGCAGCAACTATATCACCTTGCTGCTCAATGTAATTTTTACTATCTTCTGTTAAATCATCGAGGCGTTTGGTAATGACTTGATCTTCTCCAGCGACAGTCTCATCTTGTAGGGCATACTCACCAACAAGCACACGCTGACTCTCCAACACAGGTTTCACAAGGGGCACAGTACGATTGTTCAGAATATCTTGAAGCGTTAAAAGACTGACTTGTGTCTCGCCAACAACGGAACCGTCTGGGTTACGACGAATGACACTATTTTTCAGCGCACTAAACATCTCCACGTGAGTTCTGAGTTGCTTCATCACTGCTGGATTTTTTTGACTTACTGCGTCAAACAAATTGGTTAAATCAGCGAGAAAGCTGGATTTTTGGGTAATTTCAGGAAAGACTTGTTCAGCTTTGCTGAGTTCAACAAATTCAGCAACTTGCGGAAGCTCAAATTCAATGAGTTCTTCTTCTGCCTCCTCTAGTCCTTCTGCTTCCCCTTCAACTGCCTCCTCTTCAGCCTTCTTCTCCTCAATTTGAGGCTTGACACGCAAGACAGAAAAGGGGAGATCAAGAGGAATACCTTGAAAATCCGAGTTGATTGTAATAGTATCCCCAGAGGTTTCAGACTTGACAATAAGCTTATCATCAGTTTCATTAATTTCCTCAACAACAAAGGAATCAAGAGGATCACCCTTTTCATCAAAAGCAATTAGGACCTGACCACTGCGAAACCCTTGTAGAGTCACAAAGGGAAGACGAGGGGGGTCACCGTAAAAGCGGAGCTTCTTGACACCCAAGTCGGGGTCAAAATCATCATCCACCAGAGGAAAATCATAAAGACGGTCACTGACTCCATCTGGCATAATACGAATCATCGCAGAACTGATATGATAAATGCGTCCAGTTGTGCTTACGGTGACCTGGCTCAGAGGAGTCCGCTTAGTGTAGACAATCTGAAGACGACGGCCAAGATAGAAAGGGGATTCCTCCTCATCTTCTTCCTCTTCTTCTGCGACCTCAGCCTCTTGCTCAGCACCCTTTGCAATTTCTACACCAGAAGCAAGAGCATTGGCAGGTGTATTTGTGGATTCAGCAGAGGACTCTGTGTTTGCTGTTGTTTCAGCGTTTGAGTTTTCCTCCTCAGGTGGCTCTGAAGGCACAGAAGATGCATTTGATTCGGCATTGTTATTTTCAGGTGGTGGCGGAACACTATTGTTATTTGGTTCAGGTGGAGCAGTATTGTCCTCAGGTTCAGGAGGAACATAATTGTTGTCATTCGGATTCCCTTCAGCACTCATCCAATCCTAACTTATCAGGGAAAAAAGGACACACGAAAAAAATTGGTTACGCGCCAAACTTAAACAAGTCTCAAGAAGGAAGAGTAGAATGGTGTATCAGGTAAATGTCTTTCAGAACTGGGTGAACTTTGCGTCGTGGGAGGCTCTGAAGGAGCATCTCCAGAGCAAGGAGGGTGGCTCTCTGCGTGTGGTAGAGCCAAAGGATAATGCCTATGCTCTTGTGCGCTACAACAAGGCAACGAGCGACTTCTCCAAGCCTCTCACTCGTTGGTGCCGTAGCGTAGTTGTCCACAAGGAATCGCGTCTTCCTGTTTCTGTTGCTCCGCCGAAGGCTGAGGAGCTGACGAAGGACACGCTAGATGTTGCGACGGTTGCTGAGGAGTTTGTGGATGGCACGATGGTCAATGTCTTCCAGTATGGTGATGACCAGCAGGTGGCTACGCGTAGCCGTATTGGCGGCAATACCCGTTTCTATGACGGTGCGCCGACCTTTCAGACGATGCTAGAGGAGGCTCTGCGCACTCAGCACCTGAATACGATCGGCTCGATTCTACGCCCAAAGGGTTCTGATGTAGCCTCGTTTACCTCAGTTGTCCTCCAGCACCCTGCCAATCGTATCGTCAAGGCAATCATTACTCCTGCTGTCTATGTTGTCCATCAGGGCTATGTGACTGCCGATGGCACCGTCTGGATTGAGGAGGATGCAGGTGAGTTCGTCCATGCACCTGTCACTGGCGATGAGGTTGACCTGGAGATTCAGCCCTACACGCTGACCTCGATTACTGCGGCCAAGTCAGTCAAGGATTGGGTCAATGCTCAGAGTGGTGAGCGTGGCTATGGTTGGCAGGGTGTTGTGCTAAAGGATGGTGCTGGTCGTCGTTGGCGTCAGCGCAGTGATGTGTATGAGACGGTTCGTAAGCTGCGTGGCAACGAGTCGGCGGCGAATGAGCGCTATGCTCGTCTGCGCAAGGCTCGTGCGGTAGATCAGTATCTCATCTTCTATCCTGAGGATCGTGAGCGCTTCTACGAGCTAGAGGGTCTACTGCGCAAGAATACTCGCCAACTGTCGCACTTCTATGGTGATGTGTTCCGCGCACGCAAGTCACCCTTCCACGAGCTGCCTTGGCCGTACAAGCACCATGTCAGCCAACTACATAATCTGTACAAGGACAAGCTGCGCGCTGAGCAGAAGAAGGTGGATCTAGATCAGGTTATCCGTTATGTCAATGGACTGAATTATGATGACACGGTCAATATGCTCAAGACGCACCGTCTGACTCCCAAAGAGACTCCTGCTGCTGTTCCTGAGTCAGCACCCGCAGAGGTTGTTGTCAACGCCTAAACATCTTCTCAACTAGTGGAGTAAGATGACTGAATCCACACAGACTACACTGGCATCTGTAGTCTATGTCTCAGCCCTATATGATATACCTGGACATCGTCGCCTTGATGAGTATCTCCAGTTTTTTACTCCGCTTGCAAAGACGTCAATGGAATTTATTCTGTTTACGGATAAGGCAAGTAGTGTTAAACCACTCAAGTCTCATAACAATGTCAAGATTGTAGTTCTACCCAAATCAGAGATTGAGTCGTTTTCTCTTGGAGATGTTCAACTTCCTGAGTATCGCAATAAGGAGAAGGATACACTAGAATATCTTCAACTTGCCAATGCCAAAGCCCAATTTATTCAGGAAGCGGCAAAACACAAATCTGCGGATTGCTATATCTGGGTCGATGCTGATTTGCTTCACGTCACACGTCGTCCTGAGTATTTTATCAATCGTCTAGAGAAGCTCCCTGCCTCACTTGTGCCGAATAAAGTGCTGATTCCTGGATGTATTGCAAAACAGCAGGTTCACTTTGAACAGCTGTTCAAGTCACCTATTTGGCGATTTTGTGGGGGTCTTATTCTTGTTCCTAAAGGGTGTATTGATCGCTTTGCAAAGATACACAATGAGCAACTGACGAAGTGTAAGACTCTAAATAAGCTAACATGGGAAGTAAATCTGTGGGCTGTCATGGAACAAGAGCATCCTGATTTATTTTATTGGTACAGTGCCGATCACAATGATTCTATGGTCAATGCTCCTCGTCCTGGTGCAACAAAGCGCGTAATGCTTGTCTCTATGATTAAAAATGAGAGCCGTATTATCAAACGACTGCTGAGTTCAGTGCTAAATATTGTAGATGCTATTTGTATTAGTGACACTGGCTCAACAGACAATACAGTAGAACTCCTAGAGGAGTATTATAAGACACTGGCAATTCCGTGTAAAACATATCAACACACCTGGAAGGATTTTGGCCACAATCGTTCACTGAGTTTTGACGATGGTGTAGATTTTTGCAAGAAGCTTGGATGGGACTTGGAAGATACGTATGGCTTACTCCTGGATGCTGATATGGAACTCAGACCACTTGCTGGATTTTCCAAGTCTATGCTGACATCCATTGGCTATAAAATAATTCAGCGATCTGGAAATCTTGAATACTACAATACACGATTTGTCAAGTTGGGCCATTCCTGGAAATGTGTAGGAGTGACTCACGAATACTGGGATGGAGGAAATACAGACACGCTGACTCCTGATATTATTTACATTCAGGATGTTGGTGATGGTGGATGTAAAGCAGACAAGTTTGAGCGTGATGTTCGACTCCTTGAACAAGGTCTGATTGACTCTCCCAATAATCCTCGCTATTTGTTTTATTTGGCACAGAGCTATAAGGACAATAAGCAGATTGACAAGGGAATCGAATACTATAAGAAGCGCATTGATGCTGGTGGTTGGCATGAGGAAATTTGGTATAGTATGTACACTCTCATGAAACTCTATTGTGAGAAGAAGCAATTCGCTGATATGGAATACTGGGGCCTCAAGGCATTTGAATTTCACAACAAACGCGCCGAAAATATTCTGTATTTGTGTCGCTATTTCCGTGACAATCGCCAACACTTCAAGGCGTGGCAGTACTATCTGATGGGTGCTGGAATTAAGAAGCCAGATGACCTATTGTTTATTGAGACAGATTGCTATGAGAAAGGATTTGAGTATGAGCGCAGCATCCTACACGACTATATTTTCCCTGAAAAGAAACAGGATTCCCTCAACTATGCAATTGACTACTTTAACAAGTGGGGTGAGCATTTTGCCTATATGAATATTGAATGGTTTGTCCAGCCATTGAAGTCTTCTATTCGTCTTCTACGATTTGAGGATATTGGTGATTTTGTTGCGACTAGCACTTGCCTTGCCAAACAAAAGGATATGTATCAGGTGAATGTGCGCTATGTCAATTACAGAATCCAGCCAGATGGAAGTTATATTATGATGCAAGATGGTGTCCTCAGTCGTGACCACGCAGTCCGTACAGAAAATTATACTTGTGTTATGGACAATCAGTTTAACATTATTAGTCCATTGGTCAAGATGGAGATGAAGGATTTGCCTCCTCGTGAAACCCATATTCGTGGTCTAGAGGATGTTCGAATTTTTACCCGAAATGGAGGGTTATGGTACACGGCCACAACTATGAATTACAGTTATGATGGTAAGATTCGTCAGCATTATGGTATCTATAATACTACCAGTCATCAATTTGAACAGAGTGTGTCGCTACGTCCTCCAATGGAAACAGAGTGTGAAAAGAACTGGATTCCCTACAAGGAAAATCAGTTCATTTATGGCTACAATCCTTTCCGTATTGGTCATCTGGACAAGGACAATAAACTTGTGCTGGACATTATTCAGGAGACACCGAAATTCCTCAGTCATATGCGTGGCTCAAGCACATTGGTGTATGAAGGGGGCTATGCGTGGGGTATTACGCACTGTGTGATTTACAAACAGCCGCGTAAGTATTACCATATGGTAATTAAGATTGATTTAGAGACAGATAAGATTGTTGGATATACAAGCCCCTTTTATTTTGTCAGTAATGCGATTGAGTATTGTCTTGGATTTGAGAAGCAGGGAGACATGTGTGTAGCTATCGTTTCGCGAAATGACCGTAATCCAGTATTGGTTGAATTCAGTGCTAAAGACTTGGTGTGGTATAGAGTGTAAAAAAAGTGAAGAAGAATCAACTTAAATCGCTACGACATAGGTATATGTAGAAGTGATGGCAAAGTCTTCTAGCCCCGCCATTGGTATTGATCTTGGAACGACGTACAGCTGTGTAGCAGTCTGGCAGAATGACCGTGTAGAAATTATTGCCAATGATCAAGGCAATCGCACGACTCCTTCTTATGTCAGCTTCACGGCAGAAGAGCGTCTGATTGGTGATGCCGCTAAGCAGATGGCTGCGAATAATCCTAAGAATACGATTTTTGATGCCAAGCGTCTCATTGGCCGTCGCTTTACGGATTCTACCGTAACGTCTGACCGTAAGCACTGGCCCTTTGAAGTCATTGATGAAGGTGGTAAGCCTAAACTACAGGTTGAATACAAGGGTGAAACGAAGCAGTTTCTCCCTGAGGAGATTTCTGCGATGGTTCTAACAAAGATGAAGCAGACGGCTGAGGCGTACCTTGGACAGGAAGTCAAGTCCGCAGTGATTACTGTCCCTGCGTATTTTAACGATGCCCAGCGCCAGGCCACGAAGGATGCTGGCGCCATTGCTGGGCTCAATGTGCTTCGTATCATTAATGAGCCGACTGCTGCCGCCATCGCCTATGGTCTAGACAAGGTAGGTGACGGTAAGGCACGTAATGTCCTGATTTTTGACTGTGGTGGTGGCACGCACGATCTCTCTGTTCTGACAATTGACGATGGTGTGTTTGAGGTTCGTGCCACTGCGGGTGATACCCATCTTGGTGGTGAGGATTTTGACAATGCTCTGGTTGACTATTGTACTGCCGAGTTTGAGCGCAAGACGAAGGCATCTCTGCGTGAGAATCCTCGTGCGCAGCGTCGTCTGCGTACTGCTTGTGAACGCGCCAAGCGTACACTGTCTTCTGCCACTCAGACGACTGTAGAGGTTGATTCTCTCGCTGATGGCCACGATTTCTCAACGGTTCTGACACGTGCCAAGTTTGAACAGCTGTGCGATGCTGCCTTCCGTCGTACGGTAGCCCCTCTGGATGGCCTCCTGCGTGACGCCAAGCTGAGCAAAGAAGAGATCCACGAAATTGTGATGGTTGGTGGAAGTACGCGTATCCCTCGTATCCGTCAGCTAGTGAGCGACTATTTTGGTGGCAAGAAGCTGAATGATTCTGTGAATCCTGATGAGGCTGTTGCGTATGGTGCTGCGGTCCAAGCCCACATTCTGACGGGTGGCTCAGAGAAGGTGGATTCCCTTGTTCTGCTGGATGTTGCTCCTCTGAGTCTTGGACTGGAGACCGCTGGTGGCGTAATGACCCCCATCATCAAGCGCAACTCTGTCATTCCTAAGAAGGCCACACAGACCTTTAGTACATATTCAGACAATCAGCCCGCTGTAACAATTCAGGTGTATGAGGGTGAGCGCCAGTTTACTCGCGACAATAACCTTCTAGGCAAGTTCCAGCTAGATGGTATTCCTCCTATGCCTCGTGGAGTACCTCAGATTGAAGTCACCTTTGACATTGATGCGAACGGTATTCTGAATGTATCTGCTGCGGAGAAGAGCACTGGCAAGTCAAACAAGATTACCATTACGAATGACAAGGCACGTCTAAGCAAGGATGAGGTGGAGCGTCTAGTCGCAGAGGCCGAGAAGTATGCTGAGGAAGATAAGGTTCAGATGGCCCGTGTAGAGGCGCGTAACAACCTGGAGTCGTATCTGTACAATATGCGCAACTCTCTGCGTGAAGAGAAGGTTAAGGAAAAACTTGCTCCTGAGGATCTCTCAACGGCTGAGAAGGAAGTGGATGCTGGTCTAGAATGGCTCAATGATCACGGCAATGCTGAGCCAGAGGAGTACCAGGAGCGCCAGAAGAGTGCAGAGGGTGTGCTACGGCCGATTATGATGAAGCTGTATGAGGGTGTTAAGGGTGCTGAGGCTGAGGCGGAACCTGAACGCGGCCCTACCGTTGAGGAAGTTGATTGAGTTAAGTAGCATCTTTCTTTGCTCGTTGAAGGAGATAACGACCGTAGGGAAAGACTTGCCGTAGCGCAATTTGTTGAATAGGGTCCATCATTGGATATAGAATGTCTTTCATCCAATCCGCAATAGGGGTAGAGCCTTTCAAACACGCATGCAGATACACCTTTTGAAAGAGCAGAGGCCAGTCCATCTTGGCTTCAGAATCTTCTTGAAGTTCAGCGACATACTCCTTCAATCCATCTAAATTATTCGTTTCGACAAGTTGCTTGCCAAACCGAATGATTTGTGTGTCCATTCTATAGAACGATGGAGACGGGAAAACTGATAGCAATTTTACTCGTCGGCGTTTCCCTTGCGCTTACTGCAATTGGAGGTCTAGAAGATATGCGTCAGAATCAGTACCGTATTACCAAAGAGCATGCTTGGCGGGATGGACTCTTTTTGCTCGTTTTAGCGCTTGTTGTTCTGGAAATTTACGATTAGTGTAGTGTAAATAAATACTTGAGCTGATTGAGTTGTCCAAGCATTTCATCACGAACATTAAATAAATCAGTGTCAGTATCCTTCAAGTGTTTCGGAAGTACCTTTTGCAATACCTCAATACACTTGTCAATAAATGCCTTGATTGTTGTCTCTGTAAGATTTTGAACCTTGAGTGTAGTTGTCTTTCCCGTCATTTTGGGACGACCGTACTTCCCCATATAGGTTTCCACATACGTATCAATTAATTTGTCCAATTCACCAAGCGCATCATCTGTTGCCTTATGACGACTATATTGCTTCGTTTGCCAATGATAGAGCTTGATTTGCTCTCTCATTGTCATAAAAAACTGAACATCCTCAGCGCTCATTCTATGCTATACACTGATTTATTGAAGGACAGGGCGACGGATAACACGAAGCTTTTTGCTACTTGCTGACGGTTCTGCTACAGCAGCAGAGGGAGCAAAGCCCTCAGGACGAGTGAGAGTTACCCACTGATCACGCCAAGACAGGAACATCTGTGCACATGCGGTCATTGCAGTACGCAGTGCCTTTCGTGCAGTCTGTTCCTGACCATCCACTGTTCCAATTCGGATCACCATTTCATCACGAAGGGGATGAGGAACATCATAGCCAGCAAAGACAACTTCTCCTGAACCAATTAGATTCTGGTCAATCCACGCTTGAATCAAGTGTCCAAGAGTGTGATCCTGGCGCTGAAAGATGAAATCATGTCCACGAATGCGACTCTCCGCAAGTTGGACGACAACATCCTCAGGAAGACTCTCGCCAGCAAATCGCTGACAGAGCTTGGCACCATTTTCTAGTGCACGTGCAACCACATATTCAGGAGTTAGGACCCCAGTCGTTTCAATCGTAAAGTCGAAACTATTGGGCTCACCAGTCTCGTCTTTGAGATAGCAACGATTAATCTGAAGCGTCTTAAATTCACGCTGGAGTGCTGACTTTTTCGCTTCGTCCTTGTCCAGCTCTGTAACATCCTTAATCATCTTTTCCTTCAGTAGCCACGCATCAAAGACCTCCTTGATGTGCGCTTCATCCGTATCTAGCGTATAGCTATAGGTACACCGCGTTGTAGGGATAAAGCGGGCATTTTCACGACCAATGCCAACCGTTGCCTTTGCCTCTAGCTGAATCTCCTCTGGCTTTCCACCAGGCAGCAGAGGCTTGAGCATCGCAATCAGACACGTCTGTCCCTTCCACGCCTTGAAGAACTGAGATGTAGGTACAGGGACCCAATCGTCTCCACGTTTCTGAAGGACACGAAAGTCCCCTGCGCAGACATCAATCACCTTATCCGTCGTATTATTCACATCCAAGACAAACTTGTAGTCATCTGCTTGCCACTCGGTGGGATTAGACACATGAATCGGCAGAAGACCAATCCGATGCGCAAGCATTTCATTTGTCATCGGTGTGGAATTTGCAAGAACCTTAACATCAGACGTACTGCCATCATCCCGAATGTCAGCACGAAAGCCAACCATTTCCACACCAGTCAAACACAGACGGCGCAGAGTGTTGGCGTATGCAACGTGCGTAGGAGCAAGTTGAAAGACGGCCGTGTGTTCACGAGGATTACTGTACTGACCAAAGACCATCGCCATTATTCTGCCTTTCTACTGGTGGGTTGTGCGGTTCAATTTTATGTGGCCCGTGCGCTATTCTGTGTTGAAACCTCTCTGTTGCGTGAAAAGAAGGACTCGATATGAGTGGGGCCGGGAAAGCTCAGCACGTGTGTTTTTATAGCAATAATTGTCGGTGGTCGAAAGGATTCCTAGAGGCGCTCAAAGGCACTCCCTTTATCACAGAGTTTCAGTTCATTTGTGTGGATGGTAAGGTCAAAGAATTGACTCAACGTTACTCGTTCTTGAAGAAGACGCCAACACTTATCATCAAAGGGGAAGATGAGCCTCGCACAGATGGTAATGTGATGAATTGGTTGTCTGAGCGTAAGCTCTTGAGTCGTCCGACAAGTGAAGGAGGACAACAGGAATCAACTGAACCCGAGCCTTGGGTGAGTGGTGAAATGGTTGGATCACTGACAAAAGGGTTCAGCTTTCTGGGAGCCAATGACAGCAATGATGCTCCAATGGGTAATTTTGAGTTCCTCAACGGACAACAAGCTGTTGGAACAAAGACAGCTTCCGATATGCCAGGTGGTGGTCTAGGGGCTCGTGGTCAACAAAAATCCCGTAAGGAAGAACTCTTTGACAAGCAATACGAGTCCTATCTTCGCTCGAGAGATCAAGGAATGAATATGCCACCGATGCGCCAGTAAAATTGGTTTAAATGCGAACAACAACTATAGAATAAGAAGATATGTCTGCTAGCCCTCTTACTGCATTTGGTAATATGCTCATCCGCTTCTTTGAGGAGCTGAAGGAGACCTTTCCTGAAGAGAAGGATATTCGTGTCGCTCTAGAGACGATTCAGGGTGCAAAGAAAATCAATCCTCGACTCATTCTGGATATGTTCTATGAGCATGTTACAAAGCCCCTTAAGGAAGCGATTGCCCGAGAGGATGAACAAGCGATTATTGTTTATGGCCGTCAGGTGATTTTCACTCAGTTCAATGAGATTCTACCTGCCATTGCCATCTTTGATAAGCATTGGCACACTCTGGGCGATGGTAATCGTAAAGCGATTTGGAATTATTTGAAGGTGCTTGTTGCACTGTCTGAAAAGGCACTGAGCCAACGTTTCTAGGAGTGAGGGTTAGGAGGGTATGGGTGCAAAACGTGAAGTGATTATCTTAAAGGCCTTATTGGTTTCTATTTTTATTTGGATTGCCGTGTGGGGTCTTGCTGAACAAGGGATGGAGTATCTTGAACGAGAATATAAGATAAAAAAGGGCTATTTACTTGCTGGGATTTTAGGAGTGGTAGCAATTGTGATTGCTGTTGACCCTGATGTGTTTGAACATCTATAACCTGAACGTAAGATTCTGGTTATGACTACTATAACCTGAACACAAGATTCTGGTTGTGAGTAGTATACCCTGAAGGAGCGTAAAGATTCTGTTCTCGTCTTCCAAAGACTAGAAGAGAGTTATGGCCGACCAAAGCCAATCGAATCCGCTATCATCGATGTTCCAAGAGCGCTATGAGGAGTTCGCCTCTGATTTGAAGGGTGCTCTTCCTGAGTTGGAAGCAGAGATTCGTGCCGCTGTTCTACTGACCCCCGAAGAGCGTCTGGCCAAGTTTGTTGCCGATGTTCTTCCGCATTGCGACCCGAGCCATGAGGAGACCTTCCCTGTTCCTGTGCTACCTGGTGTGAGCATCACAAAGGAACTATGGGACAGCTTGGGCGACAAATCTAAGAAGGCCATCCAAGAATATATTCGTATCTTGGCCTTTTGCTGCATGTATGAAGCATCAAAGGATGGCACTGGTGCTATGCCAAAGCTAAAGGAGTGGTCTGAGGCTTTTATGGGACAATGGAAGGAGAAACTCAGTTCTATTGACTTTGAGAGCATGTCCAAGAAACTCTCTAGTATTCTTGGAGGATTGAGCCCTGATAAGCTGCCAAAGCTTCCTGAGCGTCTTCTAAAGGGCCAACTTGCAAAACTCGCAGAAGAACTTGTTCGTGAGTTCAAGCCCGAAGACTTTGGCCTTTCAGAGGAAGAGCTTCGTGCTTGTGATAAGGACCCTTCAAAGGCCTTTGAACTTCTCACTGAGATTTACACAAAGAAACCCGAAGTTCTACAGGGTGCCATTCAGCGGATTGCCAAGCGCCTCCAAGAAAAGGTTCGTCGTGGTGAGCTCCGTCCCGAGCAAATTGCAGCAGAAGCTGAAGAATGCTTGAAGGAATTCACAGAAAATGGAGCCTTTAGAGATTTAATGAAGAACTTCAAGGATATGTTTGGCATGGAGGATCCTGATCTTGCTCGTGCAGCAGGACAACCTGAGAAGGCTCGTCTTGGTATGGTGCGCGACCGCCTACGCAAGAAGCTAGAAGCAAAGAAGGCTGCCGCAAATAAGAAGTAAAAAGCTCAGTAGAGAGGCATTCCAATGCCAGAAGGATCCTGTCCGTGTGAAACTCTATGGATACAAGACCCCACCGCATTGCTTGGGACAAATTTACTTGTATCCGACATTTGCGAGAGCAATAATTTGAATGCTTTTACTCGTGCCTTCTTACTCACCGTAGCATTGGCTGCTCTGGTGACTCCATTGGTTGGAACTGGTGGTGCTGGAATTTTATTGGTCATTCTGATT